TTCAAAACAACTTAGTGGACCGCCCGTATGTTTACCAGTTCTAGCATTTCTTGTTGTACCACCACTTTGAAAAGTTTCAAGAGATCCTCCTAATTCCATTTTTGGTGTTGTAGGTTTTGTTATTTTATTAACAGCTTTTCTAATTGTTTTAATTGTTTTTATTGGGCCTTGTTTTAAAACTTTTTTTGCACCAGTAGTTAAACCACCATTTTGCATTTTTTTTGTGGGACCACCACAACTCATACATTTTGTTTTCATTTTTTTTAGTTTTTATAATTAATATTATCTGTTTTTAATTGTTAAATTTAATATTGTCAGCATGTAAAATTCTCTAGAAACATCTATTTCTAAAGTAAATACATCTACTGAAGATAATCTAAATCTTATAGATATCTTATCCCATTGTTTTGTTGCTGATTTCCAGCTGTTTCTAAATTTCATAATTGTTTGTTTAATTAATTAATATCTTTACTCTCTAGTAAAGTATATGTAAAATGATTGCCATGAAAGTCTTTTGCTTTATTTATTATTTTCATAAACTCATCAAAATCTTTTGATCTTTTAAATACTTGGCATCCTTCTGACCAGTTCTCTACAAAGTTTGATACTGAACCTGCTTTGTGAATATTTATACCAAACATTCCTGTATCTGTTTCAACCTCATCAAAGGTCATGTTTTTATTTTTATCTCTCCATACAGTTACATTACCTAGTCTTTGGCATAGTGCTTCATACTTTCCTTGGTGCTTAGATATAGCATATACACCTCTATACTGTCCTGGTACTAATCTAGCTACACCATTAGCATTGTGATATTGCATTACTCCTTTTTTACCTGGTTCAGTTGTGTTATCCCACTCATGATATTTCCATACTCCATCTAATTTATAAGATAAAGTTATCTTATCATCAAATAGATTAGTTACTGTTTTACCAGTATTAGAGTTTCTTACTCCTACTATATTAACATCATAGTTTTTAGGACCTGCAAAATATACATATCCTTTTTCTTTTACTGCTTTTTCTATTTGTTCTCTAGTATATAACATTTAACTTTATTTATTTAATGGTTGAGTACTTGATGCTGTTACTGTTAAACATTTTCCTATTGCTGTATTTGTTATTGGTCCGTAATGTATAAAACCAACTGGTAGTGATGTAGTTGAAGATTGTGTTTCAAAATTTACATAGCCAACAACTCCACCTGTTGTCATTTCCCAAGTAAAACCAAAATCAGTATTTGGATTCCATGATGTTGTTGTTGAAACTCTAAAAGTTCCAACTACTACTCCATCTCCAGTTGGTATAATAGGAGCAGTTTCATTGGTAAAGATATTTGTTGCTGAAGAGAAATTTAATTTTCTTTGCCCTGAAATATACGGTAAGTTAGTTGTTACTTTAGGCCAACCTAACCATAAAGGATCAGTATTATTATTTAATGCTTTCCAGGTTATAGTTCCTGTTGTTATCTTTGGAGTATGGACACCACGTATAATTAAAGCATTTAATTTAACTACTGTTGTTCCAGTACTTGTTAACCGGATCTGGAAGTCTGCAGTATTAGTAGTTGAACCTAACCACTCCATGTCCATTTTGACTAATACTGTTGGTGCAATATTAGTTAACTCTTCTAATCTTTGTTTTTTTAAGTCCATTTTTATTTTATTTTATTTATATCATCTTTAATATCTTTTGCTCTAGCAAATAGTAACTTCATTGACTGCCATAAATCTATTCCCTTAACTACTTTGTAGTTCTCATTGATTGACATTACTTCTATACTAGCTAATACTAATGCTACTACTTTAGTCAACATAAATGGTACACTAAAAAAAGTTAGTATAATATCATTAAGAATAAATTTATCAATAAGAAAGAACATAATTACAGTAACTTCATAAAGTGCTAGCTTACTAACTATAGCTGATAACTTTCTACTACTTATTTTTTCTTTTAATTTATTTGCCTTCCATATTCCTGTAAAAGTATCAATAGCTATTAATACTCCAATCATTAAGAGTATTCCTGAGATAGGTAAAAAGAATGCAAAGCAAATAGATATTAAAGTCAAAAGTTCTTGTTGTATTGATATTAGTAATAGTGTTAATTGTGCTTTCATAATAAATAAAGTTTAATCAGCTTGTAACCAAAGTATACAAGTAGTATAAGAAATAATATTACCCCTAGTACAGCAAAGAAATTTACCCACCATGGAATGTATTTAATTTTTTCTGGTTTTAAAGTTTTGGTAACAACTCTGGTATGATAGACATCATTACCTTTAATTGTTTTATAGATTGTGTGTACCTTAGCTTTTGTATAATATACATTATCTTTAATTTTAGTTTGTACACTAACTAAAGTACCATCTTTGTCTCTTAAGTCTTCTTTTAATTTAGATATAACATTACCAAGAGAGTCACAATAAAGAGTATCAATTAAGGTTATTGTTTCTCCAGGAATTACAATTGTAGTATCTTTGATTTGAATTACTGTTACTGTACTATCTTTTTGTACACATAATGGACAATACTTTGCTAGTCTCTTTTCAAGAGAACAAGATGATAGTAATACAAGTAATATAATTAAGTATTTCATTTATTCTCCTTTAAGAGCTTTTAACTCAGCATACAAAGCAAGTAACTGTGTTTCTTTTTGAGCAATTAATTCTTCTTGAGTAGGACCCTCTACTTCAGTAAATTCAACTCTTACAAGTCCGTTCTCATCATAAATTTCATTTCTTATTTGTGCCATAATTTTATTATTTTTTCATTAGTATTTGGGGTGAAGAATTATACGTATAAGAATTTACATTTGCTACACTTGGTGCACCACTTGCGTATGTAAGAGCAACTTGAATCCAACAAGTAACTGCAAGTCCAGTAACACTATTAGATATTGGAATACAAGCATCACCATACAATCCTGCAACATTAATACTACCAAGATTTGCTTGAAGACCCAACCAATAAGTTGTTCCTTGTGTAAAAATAAAAGAAGATATTACACTTTTTGTACCTATGGTTGAACAACTTAAATCAGCACTACTGTATAACAAATTAGTAGGTTGATTATTACTTGAAGAATAAACACAAATCCTTGCCGAACCTGTTGCTTGTGCAATTGCTACATTAATAGAGAACTCTACACAAGTAAAAGTTGTGTTTGGTATATATGGAACGTATTGCATACCATCATTTGTAGCATGATTTTGAGGATTAAGAGCAGTTAGTGCGTTTGATGTTTTGAAATTAAACAAATTATTATAAACCGCTGATTGTAAACCAGTACTACCACCACCACCTCCACTTGGTATATTTACAGTAACTGCATTTCCAACATTTGTTGCAGTTACACCTGCACCTGTGAAATCAATACTATTTACATCAGAAGTTTTTACTACTCCTTCATCTTTAATAGCAATTTGTTTTGATATAGTAATACTTGTAGACATTATAGTGTATATGTATAAATAATAAGTGGATCTATTGTAGCTGAATTTGAATTAATATATATTCTAACTGGATCAAAGTAGTTTAGTAATCCTCCAGCATCATAATTAATTGTTACACCTTTAGGAACAGAAACATAAGTAACACCATTATCTGTACTTACTAAAATAGAAACAGTAGTATCTTGATTATAAATTGATAATGTTAATAGTTTTGAAGTTGCTCCAGTAAAGAAAGCTATATTTTTAAGTCCATTAAGTGTATTTATACCTGGTAAAATTGGCACATTAGCTTGACTAGTACACAAAGTTGTAGAAACTGAAGCAGCACAACTTCTTGGTCCTAATGGACCTATAATGTTTACATTAATTGATGATATTATAACATTATAAATATTTACTAATGTAGTATAAATACCTTGTAATCCTTTTAGCATTTTTAATTGCCAAGGAAAATTATTTCCTTTATTGCCGTAATCTTTTAAATCTCCTACTGACATAGTTTTATATATTAAATAATGTTATATCTATAATATACAAAAAAATTTACAACTTTCCAAACATATATTTTTCTGCATTTTTAATTGAATCATCATCTGCCAACATTTTTTTAATTATATCTTTATCTATATGTTTTGGATGTACCCACCAGTCTTCATAAGGACAATCATCATTTGGAGATATATTACTTGCTATTAGCATATAACCTTTACTTAATAAAAATTCTCTAGACTTTTTTCTAAATGATTGTGTTATATCTGTATAGTAGTCATGCTCATATGTAATTACTCCAAAAGTACATTGATCCCAAGGTAACATTGTAAGTATCTTATAAGTAGTTTCTGGTGGTTCACAATCAACTTGTAAGTAGTCAATGTGACCTTTAAGCACAGAGTAATCAAACTTTGTAGCATCACATAATATAATCTCATTTTTTCTGTGTAATTTAAATTTTTCAACTTCATGTGGTAAAATTTCTAATGAAGTACCTGTCCATCCAAATTGTTCTAAAAGAGCTGTATTATTTCCATGAAATGGATCTGCTGCACCAATTTCAAAGTATGTTCCATTTCTTTTACCATTAACCATAGATAATGCAAACATATCTTGATATGTTTGAGAAAAGTTTTTTTCAATAGACTCTGATCCTGGGAACTTATATCTTAACTGATCATAAAATCCTTTGTAATATCTTAAAAAAGGATATGGTCCAGAATCTAAAAATGTAATATTAGATCGTATCATTTTTTGGTATGTTTCACTTAATTCTGTACTTTTATTAAGTAATTTAATAAACTCATCTTTAGATTCTTTTGATTTACCAATCCACCAAGCAGAAACTGCTTTTTGAAAATTAAGTTGATAGCTACCTTCATATCCTAGATTAGAAGTTACTGGTTTAGCATTTGCATAATATTTTAATCCTAATATAGCATAGCTATACATTTGATTATATTTTTTTTGTTTTTCATAATATGTACTTATAAATAAATATGCTTCTGGTCTTTCTGTATCAAAGTTAAGTGCATTAAGCCATAACCCTAATTCAGTAACTTCTCTTCTTTTAATATTAGATAAACATTTAGCAGTCATTAATAATGCTTCATATGTTTTATTTGAATTTTTTGAGTATTCTGCTGTTCTTAAATAAAAAGACATTGCAGATGCATAATGACCATTTAAAAAATAATATTCTCCTAATTCAAATGTAACATCTTCATTATATGGTTGATAAATGAAGTTTTCTAATTTTTTTGGAGTAGCGAATATTAATGATTTTTTTATTTTAGGTTTTACAAGTTTTAAATTACATAATGTTTCTAAAAGATTAATAGGAAATTTAAGAATAAAAGCTGTAGAATCTTGAAATCCAAATGGTAATATAATATCATTACCATCAAAAGCTAAACCACAAGTAAATTCAATTGCTCCTGTCATAAATTTTAATTCAGAAGAATGAGCAACAATATTCCATTTTTTATCCCATATAATAAATCTATGGTAATAGTGAGAATCTTTATTTTTTTGTTCATTATACCAAAGGTCTACTTCATGTGTTACAGCAACATAATAATTTCCAATTGTAATAACTTGTGAACCACCTCTAATATCTCTTGGAAATTTTATTTTTTGTTCTACTAAAAAAACTGTTTCAGAAATACCTTTAATAGGATCTACTTTAACTACTTCAGTAGGATTAGTCCATTTAACATAATGATATGGTAAATCAAGAATAGGCATCCAGTTTTTTTCACAATAAGTACCTTTTGTAGGTGGTTCAATTCTAATTCTTTTAGTTTCTTTATTTTTATTATCTATTGTAGAGAGTTCCATTCTACCTTCTCCATTAGTAGTTGTATCTCTTCTAACTCCTGTAATAAATAAACTATTATCCCAATATACTACTCTTGCATCTTCAAGACCAATAAATTGCCAAATAGGTTTAACATCTAATTTAGATGTATCTATTTTTTGATACTTATTAATAACTAATGTATTAGGATCTAATTCACATAAATAATTAATTGTTTTAAGAGTAAGATCATCTTCTGGGTTAAGATATGCTAATGGTCCCCATGAAGATTGAAATTTTTGTTCTCCTTCACTATGATATAATGCATATTTAACATGTCTAAGATTAAGAAAATAATGTCCCTTATGTATAAAAATAGAAGGATTAGTTAAACCTAACCCTTCTGTTATAGTAGCGGGTAACATTAAGTAATTTAAAGAACCTCCTTTTTGAAGGGCAAGTTGACATAGATTATTCATTTGTTGTTGATTTTTAACAAATGTAATAAATTTATTTATACTTATTAGTTATAAACTATACAAAAAATATTTTATGTTATAGACTATTTAAGTCTTCTACTATAACTGCATCTTCTATGAATGATTCTTCTATAGGTGATTCATCATACCATTCCCATCCTTCTACAGGATATGTATAAGAATCTTTATTTTCTTTAAGTAGCTCATAATTTGGACCATATACAAAGTTAGGTGCATACTGCCAATTGTTATCTTCTAATTTATAAAATCCTGATGTATCTTCCATAATTATCCTGTTATTGTCCATCCTTTTGATGTTACTATTAATCTATCTGCTGCAGTTAAAGCTGCTGCTCCAGTTGCTGTTGTTATATTAATTGTTTTTGATACAACATTTCCTTGAGCTGCCATATCATTAAATAATTGTACTATTTCTGCTGTACTCATATTAGTATTAGATACATCTATTTGAGGTGATGAACTTGTCCATTGTCCTGCTGAAGCATTTAAAAGTCTTACTGATTGTACATTTGTTCTTATACCTGATGATAGTCCCTGCAATTGAAGTTTAGTTAAAGGTCCAGAGAATGAAATTGCAGATCCACTTGTAAATCTGTTATACACATTACTATTAGCACTCATTAAAGGTGTAGCAGTTAATGATCCTAGTTTATCAAAATTTGTAAGTGTTGTTAAATTAGAACACGCATTAAACATATTATCTATATTTGTTACTAATGATAATTGAGCAGCTCCAGGTAAAACACAAGTTTTAAGACTAATACAATTTGAAAAAATAGCACCAAATGTTGTAACAGCTCCTACAGTATTTGGTAAAGTAATACTAGAAATTGTTCTACAAAATGAAAACGTACCATTAAAGGTAGTACATGCAGACATTGAAGTAGGTAAAGTAACAGATGTAAGTGACCTACAACTAGCAAAGCAACTTGCCATTGTAGTAACAGCATTTAAACTTGAAGGTAAAGTTAGACTTAACAAACTTGTACTTCCAAGAAATGCAAAAGCAAAGTCATTTAATGCAGTCATTGATGACGGCATTGTAATGCTAGTTAATAGTTCACAAGCTCTAAATGCAGAGTTTAATGTTGTTAACACATTTTGAGTTCCTGGAGTCCATGTAAATGTTTTTAAACTGCGGCAATCAAAACACATATTAAACATATTTGTAAAGTTATATCCAGAAGGAATTGTAATTTCTTGTAGTTTATAACAATTTTGAAACATACCTTCAAATGAAATATTTGCTGTTGGTGCTGCAGGCATTGTAATTTTAAGTAAAGAATAACAATTGTTAAACATATAACTATAGCCGGTACACGCAGGAGAACTTGTAGGTAATATACAAGAACCTAATGCATAACAATTTTGAAAAGTATTTGCAAAATTATTTACATTTATATTTGATGGAAAAACAATGCTTTTTAATTGAACACAACTTAAAAATGTTTGATTAAAGTTATATATAGATCCTGCGGTTCCAGTAGCAGGGAAATATACATTTTGTAAATTAGAACAACCACTAAAACTAGATCCCATATTAATACTTGCAACTATTGTTGGCATACTTGTGAATTTTACCCATTCTAGTTGTGTACAATTATTAAACATTGAGCCAAGACTAGTAGCAATATTAATGGATGGAAATGTAACAGATTTTAAATTTTTACAATTATTAAAAGTGTTTGGAAAAACACTACATGAATTCAATGTAGTTGGAAATGTGACGGATCTTAAATTAGAACAACCACTAAAACAAGAACCTAAATCATTAATGCTTGTAGAATTTGAAGAAAATGTAATTTCTAATAAACTAGCACAACTTAAAAATGTTTGATTATAGGACGTTGCTGCAGAATTAGAAGTTGGCATAACAACTTTAAGTAATGATACACATTCGTAAAACATTGAAGTCCAACTTGTCCAAGATACTGTTGCTGGAAGTTTTACAAATTGTAAAATAGAATATATTGATAATACACTACTATTACCCACTCCAGAATAAAAATTAATAGGAGTTGCATTTTGTGTACTATCACCATAATATACTTCTAATACATTACAAATTTGAAGACTATTAGTATTACTACTAATTAGAATAGCCATTATATTACAGTTATTTAAAACTGATACTCCAGTTCCTGTAAAATAAACTCTAATTATAAATGTTGTATAACCTAAAGAACAAGGTGTTCCAGATCCCGGAGTATATGTATGAGTAGTATTTGTTGATGCAGGGGTTGTAACTGTACTAATAGTTGCATCTCCCCAATCTATAATAATGTTTTGAGAACCTGATGTTCTTGTAAATGTTGTTCTGATTGAACATGCTGCATCTCCAAGATCACAGAATAAGAATTGTACTTCTGTAGCTACATCTGTAATTACAGGCCAACATGCAGGTCTAGAATATACCGCTGGACCTGTTGTTCTACTAAAATAATTTTGTACTGGTAAGTTAAATGCCATAATTATATTGTTGGGAATATAGTTATTTCTCCTGTTATATTTGTTTGTGGTGGAAATAATGAATAAAATGTACATGATCCTGCAGCCACTGTTACTTCAGATTGCATTCCACAAGTTGTTACTTCAAGATAACTAGTCCTATTAGGAGTAAAATCTACTCTTGTATTTACTGTTATGTT